GTCGCAAACTGAGTGCCTTGAGCTACCTGTATGCTTGCCTGAGGTGTTTCAGAAGGCTTTGGTTCTTTAGATTTCCAATAAGCCGCAATGTCAGGCTGATAGGATTCACCAAAAACCTTTTCTCCGACCACGATGTTTGGATTAATTCCATATTCTGGAGATTTTGCGATCTCTATATATCGATTGCGCTCGTCAAGATACGCAGCGTTGCGCTGTTCAATAATGTTTTTGAGTTCTGTGCGGAGTCCTTGGCGAGATCTTTCCGTGAAAGATCCGTCAGACAAACGCAATTGACGCAATGCTGCTTGAGCAAGAACTGGCAATCTAGCATCTGTGTCTTTGATGTTTTCCATTTCACCTTGCTGAACCGCACTTCCCGGATCAACAGTCTTGGCGAAGAAATAAACCAGCGCGAGATCGCCAGTTCCAGTCTCGCGAGTATTTAGAGCAGCCGCGTAATTTGGAAGGGCTTTTTTATACGATACAACTGGTTCTAGGCCCTCAAACTCACTACGCAATTCCTTTGCTGATCCGCGAGTTTCCTCGCGACCGGAGCGAGCTTCTCCAGATGCGCTAATGCCAGCGCGCTGACCCTCAAATACCTGGCTTTGTGTAGCTCGGCTTTCGGCGGCTCTTTTTGCCGGATCAACGATAACCACACCAACAGACGGCGAGGCCGAACTTGGCTCTGGTGCACCACCCAAATGATCGAAAACATTCTGCTCGGCCATTATGGGTTAACTCCCCATGCCCTAAGTTGTCTCATAACCCTATCCATACCCACGCCAGATTGAACAGCCTGATTGGCCTGCTCAAGAAGCTGAGCGTCCGTCATGTTTGGAGGGCGGCTCGAAAGCGGAAGGATTTTAAAAGCTGGAGGCGGAGCCGAACGCTGACCAACCGGATTGCCTGAACCGAAACGTGTAAGATAATCTTCCAGCGTTCCGGTATATTCACCGCCATCTGGTGTTTTTGCGCCCGTCAAAAGAATCTGGCCCTGCTTGAACGCCATGTTCTTAAATATATCGCGGCCAGCTTCGCTGTACGGATCAATTCCAGCGCCGCGCATTAAGGCGCGAGCATCTCCAGAGCCGGTCCTCTTATCGGCCGCTTCAGGATCAACAGCGCGAACCAGCATGTCGATAACGCCCTGAGCTAAGCGCGGATCAGCACCAGGCGTTCCAATCGAAGACGCTAGATCACGCATCTGCGTTTCCAGAACTATGTCTCCGCTGTTTTTAGCGGCATCGGCACGGGTGTTTAGTTTATCAATTGCACTCTGAATGTTTACATTTCCAGACTCATCAGGAATCAAATCCACATAAGCAGTCCGCGCAGCTTCAAGCAGGAATGCTTTTCGCCCTTCATCAATGCCTTTGTAGAACGTTTGGATTGCGGCAACCTCATCTGGAAGTTGACGCATAGCTTCATTGCGATCTGCAAATGTAGCTCCTGGTCCAAGAAGCGTGCTGAACACAGTTCGTTTTCTGGTCGTTTCATCAATTTTGCGCTGAACCTCTGCATTAGCGGCTTCGGAGCGCAAATACTCAGCCTGAACCTGCCTGCCCTGCTGAGCAATCTGAACGCCCTTTAGGAAGGATTCAGTCGGATCGGTTCCGCCGAGACTGTAATCATATGGCTGGGGCATGGTTTAAAAACCCATAGATTTCTGCGCGGACATGCCGCCGAGTGTTGAGAGGAGATTGAACGGCTGGCTGTATGCCCTGCCCTGCCCCAATGCGGCACCAGCACGAGCAGCTCCAGCTTGCCCTAGCAGATCAGCTATTGATGCGGCCGAGTCCATACCAGCAGCGCCAACTCCCGCAGCTGATGCTTGCCCGATCTTAGCCATCCCGCCAAGGCGGCCATATTGCTGCTCGATGAATTGATTGAGCAAGGCGGGGCGAAACTGAGCCAGCGCGCCTTGAACGTTGCCACCACGCAAGCCACCAGTGGCCGATGCGTTTTGAAGGATGCCTTCCTCGCCTTGGCGAGCAAAGGCCTGGAACATTGGGTTGTTTTCAATTCCAGAAACTGCCTGCTGCTGCAATTGTTCTGGAGTCATGGTGAATGAGGAAATATCGTCACCAGCCGCCTGTCCGGTGGTCTGATAATAGTTCTGAGCAAACTCAGACAGCGATTGAGTTCCGCCAGGTTGCCCTGACATTCCGCCATATTCCCCAAATCCGCCGAAGTTAAACCCAGATGGCGCTGCCTTTTGCGCTTCATAGGCCTGCATGAGAGCTGGGTTTGATTGAGCGTAGGCATTCCAATTGGTTGAGCCAGTGCCAAGGCCGATCAGATTCATCTGAGCCTGAAGTGCCGGAACGCCTACTGCCGAATAAGGCGCGAGGCTTTGCATAAGAGCCTCACGAGCAGCCCTAGTTTCGGCAATGCCAGCATTTGCGGCGCTGGCCTGAAGTTTGCCAGCTTTACCTGCGGCGCTAGCGCCAATCGCAGCGCTGCCTACAGCGCCAACGCCAAGAGCAATTGCTGCGAGAGTTCCGATTGCCATTATACCAACCTCTTAATGAAAGAACGCTCGCTGGGCCGATACCCGTCGCGAGCGTATAGTTTAGCCATCCTGTCCCCGTTCAACAGATCGATTGACTTCATCTGGATGGATGATGCGCCGCGATTCAATGCCTCTTGATCAAGCGCCTTTTTCAGCTTGCGGCCAATGCCGATGTGCGAAGATTCAGGATCAGACCACCAGAAAAGTTCTTCTGCTGATATGTGTTGATGGTTGAAATACACCGGAGCCAGAACAAGAGATCCGAACGAAACAAACTTGCCTCCTTCATCTGCAACCATGCAAATGAAATTTGTCTGACCAATGAAGTTCTCAAGCGACGCTACGCAGTCACCTATGCTGTATGAGAAAATATCAGACCAAGATGCTTGATTGTGAAACTTAGAGCCAAGAATGGCGATCTGTTCAGCGTCTTCAATGGTGGCGTCACGGATCACAGGCAAGCCAAATGGTTCGCTGAATTGCGATACCCCATTAATAGCTGCTTGGTGATACGTCATTCAAACCTCTCAAAGGTGAGCTACCGGATGCTCAATGACGCTCGGTGGCTCACCATATCACAGTCAATCTTCAAACTCAAACTCGCGCTCTTCCCATGCCTGGCATACGCGCAGATCGTGGCAAACGAACTCAAACTTGGTGCAAAAGCCACGGAATCCAGCGTTATTGTCCCACTGATTGCGAGGGATGCGCTCCATCTTGGCTTGGGTTAACGTGCTGTTATCGTAATACTCACAGTTCGAGCAGCGACGGCGGCGCGCCTCAGTCTCATCAACCTGCATCGCCTTTCCTACAGCGACCCAGAATGTTTCATTGGCATCTGGCTCATTGCTTGGGTTTTCAGGACCAAGCATCCAATCGTCAATAACGATCTTCGTGTTCTTTTTGTTCTCGGCAGTTGTAACGAATGGCTCGATTTCGCCCAAACCGGCAAACCCGCCAATGATGGTGATAGACTTTTTCATGCGACAATCTCCCGTCCAGATGCGCGGATGGTCAGTGATGTTGCCGCGCTGGCAATCGTAGAAATGAACGAACCAGAATCCAGCACCTGGCCGACCAGCTCTGGGAATGTGTAGGTCTCACCTGCAACCATCATCCGTGCGTCAACAATCAAGTTGTCGTTTCCGGCAGTTCCACTAGCAGCTATCAGATTAACGCTCAGGCTTTCATTACCGGCGCTGGTGTTGGTGGCCGTGATCTTGTCGATGATCGTGCGGCAGTTGACAGCTGTGTATTGAGTGGTCTGAGTTGCCTCAGCCTCTTTGGATGGGATGAGCGTTTTAACTGTGACCGCCATATTAAGTTTCTTTCCAGTTTAGCGTTGATCCATCAATATGGTCATTGTTTTGCCCGAGTAGTTAGTCTCGCGCAGGCTATCACAGCGTGGACTGAGAATCCATTAGGCTAGTCACCTGTGCCTGTAGATCAGAGATTTGGGCCTGAATGGCTTCAAGTGTGCGTTCTGGCGTCGGTGAAGGAATGGGCGGCTTGTACGGGGTCGCCAAATGATTAAGATGAAACTCCACTAATCCATCTAGCTCTTTATCCGAAGACGCAACAACAAGATGATACTTATTTGGCTCATCGTTAAAGGTGGTATATAGTTCGAACATTTTATTGTCCTTGAACAAGGATGTAAAGAGCACTGC